ATATCCCCCAGCATAACTGTCTTTTTTCTTAACTGTACGAATATTTCGTTCAACATATCTATTAGACATATTTTTTACTATAACAGTATTTCTGTCCATACTATAGATTATACCTTCTAAAGTAGCAGTACCCCTTTGATGTACAACGTGATCTCCAATTTCAAGTTCCTTAATGGATGGATTTGTTGTAGTTGGTTTGTTTGGAGCTATAATACCTTTACGTTTAAGATAGGTAAGTATAGCGCCTTCATTCAACGTAGTATTGTAGTATATAGATTCGTATGGAGTATGACATAAATGCGATATAAGCACGGTTAACTCAATAAATTTCAACTTGTCTTCCAATGCCACTAAAATCTCAACATCTCGAATATTGTAGTCTATAAATTTATCAGGATCTTCTGCAAATAAAGTATCTAAATTCCCATTATATTCAATCTTACCTAACTTAGCATATTTTAAACCTACATCATTTAATTTGTATGAAGATTCTTCTTTAGCTATATATTTTTTCAACAGCAACATAAAATCTAAACAATTAACTAAACCTATTTTAATTGGATTGTTTGGATTATTTTGATTATCGTCTATTTTACCAATAGGAGACAATCTATATACTTCGTCTCCTAAACGTTTTTTAATACGATAGTAAAGGTATGGAATATCAAAGAAATCTGAATTGTATCCAATGCAAATTGTAGGGTCTAATTGTTCCCATTTGGATAGGAATTTTTTCAGTAAGGAATTTTCATCTGGACACGATACAATATGTTTATCTCCTATAGATGTGGATTGTATTTTGTTCTCTCGGTCTATAATGAAACAAGTCTTTTCACTTGTATTAGCATCTATAAGAGCTATAGATGTTATTTCAGCATTTGCTTCTTTAATGGTGGTTGGAGTAAGAGCTCCTAAAATTTCAATCTCAATATCAATATAAACTATATTGTGATATGACGGCATTTCATCGGATTCGAAATATACATCTCTTAAAAGCACTAGTTCTTTGTCTATGTCGCGTTCAAGTATTTTAGGATCTTTCCAATCATATTTTCCAGTGACCGGAGAACACTTGTCCCCAAATAGGGTAGTGTGTTCTCCGAATTCATCTAGTTTGTATACAGGAGCTTTGTATTGGAATTTCGAAATTCCATTAACATCATCTCGAAGAAAATAGTGATATTGATCTTCACCTGTTCGATTGTAATACACTCCTTGAAACATAACCTTTATTTTTTAAATTATTTTTTTCTAGGTTTTCTACCTATTACTTTTTCTACAACTGGTTTTGCAGTTACAACTGGTTCAACTACAACTTCTTCAATTACTGGAGTTGGTTCAATCATATCCTCTATTGTAAACTCAACATCATCTGGGATTTGAGGTGTTTCTTCTATTTCAACCACAACTACTTCAACTGGTTGAGTGGGTTGAGTATATATTGCTTCAATCTCATTGATTAAATTCATTGTTGTTTCAAACGCTATATTCGGTCTAGACCATTCTGTAACGTGTCTTAATTCACTTAAGATTTCTTTTAATTCTCTCATATTTTTATTTTTTACCTGTACTACCAAATCCTCTATCTCCACGTTCTTGGTTACCCTTAAGAATTTCAAACATCTCGTCATCCAATTCTGTAATTTGATACTGTGGTTTTGGGATAACTGCTATTTGAGCATATCTCTCACCTTCCTCAATAGTTACATAACTATCTCCAAGATTATATACTTTCACTCCTAAATCACCTGTATACCCAGCATCTACTGTACCATAATGGGGGATCAATTCGTATTTAAATCCTTTAGAGCTGCGTAACTGGATTTGCATCCAATAAGATTCACTTTGATCAATTACTAAATTCAATCCATTCGGAATTACTGCTGAACTTTTAGGAGGGATTGTTGTAGTTTCAGTACAAGTAATATCAAAGCAAGCGCTCGTTGAACCATATGCTACCGTTGGGATAACTGCATTTGGGGTTGTTTTGTGTGCAAAAATTGTAACCATAATTTATTGTTCTATTTTATTGTTTCCTGTTAAATGTATATATATTCTATCTCCGACTAATCTTTTCCAAACATCAACTCTATTTTGACTAAAACTATTCTTTTTCTTTGGATCAATCAATACTTGAAGATTGCCCTCTAATTCAGCATCTATAATTTTAGCAATATAATCTTTGTCTAAATTCATATTTTCAATTTAATCATATATTATTATACGAATTATTATTTGTATCTCCAAATAAATCCTCCACTTGTTTTTTGTATCCCTCTACAACATGCTGAGATAGAATCATTTCTATTATTTGTGTTTCTTGCTGCTTCATTAATACTAGGATATTCATTGATATATGTTAAATCCAATGAATATTGGATTATTGGTTTTTTATTAGTTGATGTATTTCTTGCGTTTAAAATATATTCTGGGGATGGGATTCTTGGTTTGGAGAGTTTTGTTTTAGATATTTTATCTATTATTGATTGTGATCTGGGTTTTGAATTTTCTTTCCACCAATCCTTCATTTTATTTATTGTTTCTTCACTATGTTTTTTCCCTGTATTACCTTTTCCAAAATTATTTCCTCCTTCAGATACATTTAATCCATTCTTAACACATTTAAAAAATTTAATCCAATATATCTCTTGTATATTCAATTGGGATAATGTACATTCCTCAATAATTTCAAACATATGTTTTTCCCAACCATATTTTTGTATAGAATAAAATAATTTTGTTTGAGATTTGAAGGAATTTGGATTTCTTTTATATAATATAAATCTTTTTTCTATATCTTTAGATTGACCAACATATATTCTACCCTTTGGATTTGTGACTTTATAAATACCTATCATATTTTTATTATACATATGATAGGTCTCTACGGGATACACAATTACTTTGATAACTTGATCATATCTATTACTTCTTGTTTAGCAGTTTTAGCATGATTAGCAAATACACCCGATACTTCTGATGTTGTCATAGAGGCACCTTGATGTTTTACACCCCGACAACTTACACAAGAGTGTTCTGAATCGATCATAACCATTACACCAATATTTCCTTGACAAATAGTACTAATTGCTCTATGAATAGCTACAGTTAATTGTTCCTGAATAGCACCTCTTCTACCAAAGTGTTCTACAATTCTGTTTAATTTGGATAAGCCAACTACACTACCATCTTTACCAGGAATATATGCAATATGAACATTACCTCTAATTGTTTGGTGGTGATGTGAACATTGACTAGTTAATGGAATATATTTTTCCAATACAATACCTTGATACCCATCTGATGGGAATGATGTAATATTGGACATCAATTCGTATCTTCCTTTCCACAAATCGTTTACATATGCTTTCGCTACACGTCTAGGTGTATTGTTTGAATTTGGATCATTTTCCCAGTCACATCCCAATGCTTTTAAGAATTCACCATAGTGGAGTGTTGCATTTGCTATAATTTCTTCTTTTTCAACTTCATTAAGTGAACGAAATTCTCCTTTATTAATTAATTCTTGAAGTTGCAATGATATACCATTTGCAAAACCTGGTGTTACGATTTCTAAATCGCTTACTTTTACTATCTTTTCGTTTCCACTCATTGTTTATTTTTATTTGATTAAATATACGTAAATTATTTCAATATTCCCACTATATTTCATAGATATCCATTAAATTTCTAGAGTATCCACCTTCACCATTTAAACCATAACCTACTACCCATTCATCGTGTAGCATTAAACCATCGTATGTAGGTACATCAAATTCTGGAGATGATTCTCTTACGAGGAGAGTAGCTATAGATATAGATGCAGGTTTTTTCTCCTGGAAATGGCTAATTGCAAATTTCATACTTTCACCTGTATCTAGGAAATCATCTATTAGATAAATATGTTTATTTTCAATATTACTTTCAATGTCTTTCAGTAATTGGACTTTGCCTTGGTTTTTTCCTTCATAAGATTTCAACCGAACAAAATCACATTCTAATTTGAATGTTATGTTTTTCACTAAATCAGAAAAAAACATAAATCCACCATTTAATAGACATATAAATACAACACCCCTCCCATCTACGGGATGTTTTTCATTTATGGCTTTGGCTATTCTATTAGTGTGGTAT